ATAATAAACTTTACCATCTTTACCTGAAATAAACTTTTCTTTTGGTAAAGCATCAACTCTCATACTTACATTAATAATTGCACTCATATTTTTTTTTATTTAAAATTTGCTTACTCTATATAGTTTTCAGCTTCCCTATTTAACTTTTAATAATTCGTCTTTAACTGCTTTTGCTAATTTATATTTATTTTCAATAGTTGCAATATTACCACCATTTTTTAAATATTCAATAGCTTTGTTAAATTCTGGTGTGTTTTTATTTAACCATTTTAATTCTTCTTCAGTAGTTGCTTTTACTTCTTTATCGTGCTTATTAGTTGCGTCAGCATCTTGTGTATCATCAATTAAAAGTAAGTTGCCTAATGCGTATTTTTTAGCATAAGAAGAAGCAGAACCAAATTGTTGTGGTACTTGCATACCTTTTTGTTGCAAATCTACACCTACTATTGCAGTTGCTATTATTTCATTAACTCCATTGTTATCTAAAATACAAGCACTTGAATTAATTATTGGTGGATTAACATTTATAATATCTTCTCTAATTACAAATGATACTTGATACTTTTCATTAAATGGTTTTAATGCTTCTAATATATCTTCAGCACTTCTGAAATTGTATTTACCAAAACTATTAAATTTTGATTTGTTTGCTTTAAATTCTTTTTGAATTAAAGATAGTTTTTGATTTAAGTTTAAGTCTTTCATTATTTTGTTTTTAAGTTGTATAATTCTTTTTTAATTATTGTTTTGTACTCTTTAGGACAATCATCATCTGCTAATTCAAAGCAGTATGTTTCTAATGTGCTTAATATACTTTCTAATTCGCAAATCTTACTTTGCATTGTTTCAATTCTAAATCTGTTGTAATCTAATAAATCTTTCATTTGTTATTTGTTTTTAATTGTTATTTTATAAATTTATATCCCCAACCCTGACATTTATAACATATACCACCATCTTGAATATATCCTACATTTCCAGTACCACCACATTTGTCGCAAGTTTGATAATCACTTGGAACTTCAATTTTTCCTTTTTTTACAAGATGAAAAAATAATAAGTCAAAACTTGCGTTATGTTGTTTACTTGCTGCCCAAGAATTACTTCCATACATTAAAACTGATTTATACCCTAAACCTTTCACATCTTTACCTAAAATAGTAGTAAAAACTTTTCCATAAGGCATACATTCTAATTCAATGTTTTTTGCTATTATAATTTCTTGCTTTGTCATAATTTCTATTTTTTAATTGTTATTGTTTGATGAAGCAAATATATAACTGTTATTAATACAAAAGTGTTAAAGAAATGTTAAAGTTTAAAATAAAAAAAAAGGATGCTAATTAAAACATCCTTCTTTGAACAAAAACAATTTAAAAACATTATGTAAATTTATGCAGAATATTTACCTGTTGTTTATAGTAATCAATCATATCAATTAATTCTACATCAGCAAATTTAACTATTTGTTTTGATTTTAAATAAAGTTCTTCAGCTAATTTATTACCAAGATATAAACTATATTTATATTGTTCACCTTGTTTAAAAACGTTGCAACCCATACATTGAACTTGGCAGTTATCTTCGTCCCATCTGGTTGAATAATTTGCTCTGCTCATAAAATGCCCGTTTTGTAGCTTTTTCCAATGGTCTTTTTTACCACAGGTAACGCATTCAGCTATTTCATTCTTTGCATATCTTAAACGAATATAATGACTAAAAACAATATCTAATTCTTTTATTAGATTTTTTCTTAAAGGTTTTTTAGCAACTTTAGCCATATAATATATAATTTATTTAATTCAAAGATATATAATATAATATATATATTACTTATTTAGTTCAAAGATATATAATATATTAAATATAATAATATATATTAAATAAATAATTTTAAAATATTAAATCTATATTTATAAATAATATATAATATAATAAATATAATTAAATAATATATATATATAACTAAACTTTCTTTTTTATCTATTTTCTTTTCTTTTAATACTTTTGAAGTAGAAACAACTTGCTTACTATGCTTTATTTGTTGTTTTAAAGCGTTTTGCGACACTTTCTTTTGATTTATATGTAAACTATTGTCTTTTGTTTTTTTGTGTCTTATTTTAACGTTTTTGTATATTTTACTATTTACTATAAAAGGTAAAGTGTTATCTATTGGTTCAAATATAAATTCTTCTTTAGTTTTATCTATTTTAGAATTGTTATTTATTTCAGTATTTTCATTTGTTTTTATTTCTGTTTTTACATCAACAACTGAAACACTATCTTTTTTTTCTTCTATTGTTGTTTTATTAACTTTTCTACTTCCACAAGATAAAAATATAATACTAACTAAAATATAAATCAGCTTCTTCATTTCTTCTATTTGTTAAACCATTAAGAACTTTACCACCAGCTTTATTCCATCTTAAAAATTCATCTTTAATAGTCAAATCATCAGGGTTTCTATTTACTTTTTTTAACAAAGTACTTGAACTAAAATTACCAGTTCCAACATTATAAGCAAAACTAACTAAAGAATTAAATTGATTTTGATTTATATTTGATGTTACTAATGCATCTACTCTTTTAGCAAATCTATTAGCTATTTCTTTAAACATATCAAACGCCTGTTGTTTAGTTATATCTTTATCTAATAAAGTTACTCTTTTACCATCAGGATAATATGTATTTCCATAACCTATTGTTGGTATCTTTGCTGGACACAAATATGGTTTTAATTTTAAACCTTCGTGTTTTGTTATTAATAAATAACCTTTGTTATCTAATATCATTTGTTTGATTTTTTATAACTTTCAAATTGTTTTTTTAATGCTTCGTGGTCTCTTTCTAATTGAATATATTTTCCTTCTAATACATCAAATTTATCTTTCCAATATTTACTTGCTTCTACTTCTTTTGCGTAAGCTAAATACAAATCATTAAATTGCTTTTGTAAACTTCTAACATCATTTCTTAAATCTGCAATATCTTTACTTTGTTCAACATTACAAGCTCTTAATTCATCTCTATCAGTTTTTAAATCTTCAACTAAAGCATCATAAATATTTTGTACTTTTGTTAAAAAGTCACCATTACTATTTTTTATTTCTACTTTTTTAGCTTGTTTACCACCAAAAACCCAAGCAACAGGTATTGATATAGTACTGACTATTGCAACCCAATTTTCTAATAACCAAATCATTTGTTTTAATTATATATTATAACTTGCTATTTGTCCTCCTGTTGTTGCTACTGTTGCAGCGTTTTGTAATCTGTCTCCAATACTATTTGCAGTAAATCCACTTGCAATTAAATAGTTCCAAAAGTCTGCAGGTGTCATCAATAATGTTCCCGTTGTAGCATCTACTAAAACGCCACTCAATACATTTGCAGCAGTTGGCACTCTTAAAGTTCCAGTTAATTCACTTGATGCACCATAAGTAGTACCAAATCTTACATTTGCAGCGATTGGATTTCCTAAAGCTACTCCAGCAGCGTATAATGTTCTATTTCCACCCGTACTTATTTGAAATAACCAAGTTGATGTATTTGTATCTATTGTTACTCTTGGTGCTACAATAGCCATATTATTAGTTGAATTAACAACGTTTCCACTTACTTTTACATAAGTACCCGATGAATAACTACTTATTAAAGCAAATGAAGAATATATTGCTGGTGAGCCACTTCCAGCAGTTATTATTCCAGTTACTGATATTGTTGAAGCAGCAGTTTGATTAAAAATAGCTGGTTGAGTTGTTGAAGCATTTACATTTCCTATTTGTGTGTAATTAACTGCTCCCGGCATATAAATGGCTGAATTTGAACTTCCAGTTGTATTTCCAGTAATATTAATAGTTCCAGCACTTATATTAATAGTAGATGAGTTCAAAGCAGTATTACTGGATGCTGTTACATTACCAGTAATATTTATAGTTCCAGCAGAAGTACTAAAAATTGAATTTTGTAAACCATTAAAAGCAGTTATACTTGAAGAAACATCACCAACAACATTTAAAGTACCATTAGAAGTTATTGAAATTAAAGTTCTATTACTATTTGCACCATCTATATTATAATTTCCATTTAAATTTAATGTTCCAGAACTTGAATGTCTAATACCTATATAAGAAACTACATTTGCGAAAGTCAATATACTTCCATTAAAAGTAGCAGTATTAGGACTTGCCAAAGTCATTTCTAAAGTTGGAGTAGTTGAGCCAACAATAATACCAGTTGAAGCAGTACAAGTTAAATTACCACCATTAGCATATCTAAATTGACCACCAGCTGCAATAATTGGTGCTGCTACATTTAATGTATTTCTAATTGATA